GTCCAAAGGTTAATACCTCGGTTCTGCCATTCCTGCGCCATGAAGTTCATGGAACGACGGGCCGTTCTGAGATCGTAACCCGACCTCAGTTCTAAACCCGCCCTCTCAAAAGCTTCTTCTACAAGCTCTGAGAACTCTGGGTTAAAGACCGCTGTTCCACTGGTAGCCATTAGCGATAGGTGCCTTTAGTTTTTCCGCGCATCGCACATCCATCAATGCGACCGCCTTTGCGATACTCCATCGGCTCCATATCGTCTTCCATTTCTGGACCGGCAGAGATTTCAATCTCTATGATTCCACCACCCGCTTTTTTACGGGCTTCGGATAAAGCAATGGCTAAAGCCTGTTTGCGATCCCGCACAACAGGCCCATTCTTCCCTGAGTGTAGGGTGCCTTCCTGAAACTCCCGCATCACCTTCCCAACTTTACCGGGCTTGGTGATTTCTTGATTCATATTAGCGCGTGACATTGCCATTCTTTTTCCCCTTAGCCTTTGCCTTTTTGGCGGAAGCGGCGCGTTTTAGCAGCAATGCCTTTGGGTTGCTGTACGAACTGCTTGCCTTCCTTTTTACCTTTACGCTTGGCGGCGGTGGTTCGGGCATACTCGGAGGAGGAAAGAGCTTTGATAGCAGCTTCCGGTAAATATCTTTCACCTGTGTCAGAAGATCGTTTACCACTTTTCGTTCTCCAGTTCTGTTTCGTCCACGCCTTCAAAGACCGCTGTGATTCCCTCATGATTTGTAACCACCGCCTGCCTCCTTGTATTTCTTAGCAAGGAGCTGGGCTTTACGGGCTGACCATTGACCTGCTTTGGTTCCCTGAACTGCAGATCCTTTGATCTGGTTAAACAGTCGCTTACGCATCTCAGGCTTAGTGTAGTTACCTGCCGCATTCACCGTGCTTTTGGTCTTGGTCTTACCCATGTCAGCACTTCCATGCCCGAAGAGACTTATTGATCCGACTATTGGGATCATTGGCCGTCTTCTTGCTCGTCAATTTCTTTTTCATGCCTTTCATACGCGCACAAAAAGAATCGCGCCTAGCACCGCCTTCCGGCTGAGGACGCTTGAGACCCGGCTTGCCCGGATTAGCGCGGTTATAGGAAGCCCTGCCTTTGGCGTTTAAACCTCCGGCAGGATTTTTACCTTCCTTCCGTTGCCATGCAGGAGTCTTTGGCATGGTCTTTATCTGCCTATCCGCAAAGAACGGTAACGTCTGACACCTGACTCAAAGACATCACAGCGTAGTCGTTTTGACTGCCCTTCGTTGTCAGCACTCCCTCAGGAGGAATGATGAGATCATGAGCGCCAGTAGAATTGGCAGGCGTGTTGATCTTCAGAATCACCCGATTTGCGGGTTGAGCCGTGAAGGTAATCGTTCCTGCTGTTGCCACCGACAAATAGGACAGTCCTTTGATACGGGTACGGGGGAACGCAAGATCCCCACCATAACCAATCTTGACGCCACCATCTGAGGCTGCGCTAACTGAAATGCTATTGATTCGGGTGTAGTAGTTCGTGGAATACACCACCGTGGCGGAGGGGCCATTGACCACCTCAGTCACCACGCCGTCATATCCCACCGCTCCAACCTTCACTCCAGTGATCGTAAAGAGCGTTCCGCTTTCTGCGCCATTGGACGTAATCGAAACCTTGTATCCGGTTCCGTTATATCCCATGTCATTATTTAGAAGCGATACTGAACCGCTTGCAGAAATAGTGGCAGAAGAACGAAAGTACTCGTCATTGCTGTCTGGAGTGACAGCCCAAATATCATATTGAATAGTGTTGGCCATGCGTTCTCTCCAATAGGGGAAACCCCGTTATCAGACAGTGACGCTCTGGTACAGGGCAATGTAAGCAGTCGTGGAACCTACCAGAACAGGGATGTAGCCCAACTGAGCCGACACCGCACCTGAAGCAGCGTTGGCATTGCTGAACACCACATTACCAATCGTGGCAGAAGTTGCCGTCAACACTGTGGCAGAAATGCTGCCCTCAAAACCGTTATCGGATTTAACCGGACCGGAGAACGTAGTACGAGCCATGTTTTAAACCTCACATGCAAGTCGTCCATCAGTCTGCATGTCGTCAGCCGGGTCTGTCTGATGGACTGGGTAAACCCCGGAATAACCTGATTAAACAGTATATTAGGACAAAAAGAAAGGGGGACCGAAGTCCCCCTCTCCAATCAACGTGTGTTGATTTATCAGGTCGAACCGGGCGAACCCCAGATACCGAGCGGATCCGACACGCCGAACGAATATCGCTCGCGAGCCTTGTACCGCACGTTGCCGGTATCGAAGTCTCCGTCCATGCCAGTCGTCATCGGCGTACGCACGAAGTGCTTCATGCCATTCGGTACGTCCGTGATGATGAAGAAGGCGTTGGTGTCGGTCAAATAATGGTTGACCGCATAGCCTTCTGGAATGGCACCCATGTTCCGGATCGCGTTGATGTCGTTATCCGCAGTCGCCGTACGGAGAGTGGTCTCCATGAGACGCTCGGCAACGAACATCAAGTTGGACGGAACAATGAGACGCTTCGGGCGAGCCGCAATCAAGAGACCACGCTCGTCTTGGAAGTTGGCAATCGCAATGATCGCATCTTCCAGCGAGGTCTCATTGAGGTCGGCACCCACGGTCGGACGGTTGGCATTGGTGCCACCGGCTACGAGCGGGTGAGCCGTGCTGAACAGGGTCACGCCGTCGCCAGATTGGAACGTCGTGAAACCGTTGTTCAACAAAGCAGCCGCCTTGACCTGCTTGGTGTTCGCCATACCACGGGCGAGAGCCTTGGTGTAACGAGCAGAGAGTTGGTCATAGAGGTTGTCCTCCATGGCTTCCTCAGTGATCGAAAAGCCCATGGCAATCGTTTCGTGGTTGTAACGAGCCGTCCAAGCTTCCTGAGCATTGTCATAAGCAATGGCCTGACCTTCCGGCTTTACCGGGGCCGTGCCAAAGCCCGACAACTTGACTTCCTCTTCGAAAGCCTTCTCAGAGTTCTCGGTCTCATAAAGCAAAGTATGCTCATCTTCATACTTGGCATACTCCAAACCGAAGAGCGCATTCAGCCCCGGCAGGAGTTCCTTCAACATTTGTGCGCGTGAAATAGCCATTTGTGCTAACTCCCTTAGGCCGTAACGCTACTGTAGTAGCCGTGGGTCAGGACGTTGATCTTGACCAACAACTCACGGTAGATCGTGAAGACCACGGTCGAAGCAGCAGGAATCGCCGTCACCGAACCCGGCACTGCAATCGCAGCGTTGAGGGTAATGGACGTATCGCCAGCCGCAGCCGCCGTATCCACGAACGAACCGGTCTCAATCAACTGACCATTGCTGGCGTAGTACGCCACGCTGGTTCCCACCGGAAGTGCCGCCGGAGCGCCCGAACCCGTGAGGGTCAAGGTGGCGCTGGACGACGAACCGCTGGCGGTGTAGCTGACTGAAGTTTCCGGAACCACACCGACACAACGAACCGGAAGGATCGTGGTGGCAGGCGTATCGTCCGGGGCAAGGATCGCGTTCTTGGAGTTACCGGTGTTCACATCACCTGAGTTGTCGATCATCGACAGGTTCGTTCCCACCAACGCATACGCGCCCGAAGCCATGACGGTCGTGGCCGAGCAGACAGCCGCTTTAAACACGGTATCCGGATCGTCAACGACATACGCCACCGCATCGCCAGCCAAGGTCGAAGCAGGCCAGTACTGGCTGAAACGCTTGTTCTTGGTGACAGGGTCCGTATACGAACATCCCACAAACACACCCGTGACTGCGTTCGACGAGGTGGTAGCACCAATCGCCGCCCGAGTTACGGAACCACGCACGACCTTGACGAAGTCACCGTTGAAGATGTCCGTCGCATAGCCGTACTGAATCGGGTACATACGGGTGGAACCCGCAAATACCTGACCACCGATCAGGTTGATCGGCTTCAGCCCATAAGGGGCCGTCACATCAGTTCCTGAAGCCATTTGAAAATACCTCTAAAGAATGGATAGATAAAGGGTTTAACCTCTTCCGAAAGTGGTGCGCGTAGACCGTTCTGGATTTAGAAGCGGCATACGAGGATCATTTTCCCGCAGATAATTGCGGTCCACTCCATCGATCTGTCGATCCGAAAGTTCTTGGAAGTATTTCTCACGTTTCTTCATCTTCTCAAGCGGGGCTTTGCATAGCAGCAAACCACCCACTTCCACGTTCCCTTTGAACTGAGAATTGATGTCAGACATGATCTTCAATTCAGGATGATCTTCTGCCTTGACAGGTTCCCAGCCCTCACGGAACTGGCGTGAGACGTTGGTGTTATCCGAACGTCCTAACGAAGAAGTACGAATCCAGCGAAATACCCAGCCATCTTTCGGCTCTGGTACCGGTAGAGCAGATTGCGGCATCCATGAATCATCGGGACGAGACTCAGATGCACGGTCAATACGAACTTTGCGCTCATCGGCCATTTGAACTCTCCTTAATGAGTTGTTTGGCATACTGCTCTGGGGTTAAGCCAAGTCGCTTTGCGAGAGAAACTTGTGTGGCAGTCAACTGGATTTTGCGGGGTCTGGCACCGTTGTTCCGTGTGGAAGGAGCCACCACCGTTTTAGGGGTACGCGAAGGAGTCACTTCAATCTGAAGCTCATCCTTTTCGAACTGTTCTGGGAATCGCGAACGCACTGCGGCGTCGATCTTTTCATAATACTCATCGGTATCCGGCTTGACACCTTCTTCCCGAATGAGGGTTTCATGAACGGCATACGCCAGTGCGGTCATCTCTCGGTTGCCTTTGGGGCCGAACCAAGGATTCCGTTTGGTCCACTCCAATGCCTTATCACTAGGCTTGGGGGCTTGATATTGTTGCTGCTGCACAACCTGTTGAGGTTGGGGTGCAAGCTGGGGCTTTGGCCGAGATTGAAGAGTCTTCTCGTACTTTTCAGCCTCCCGAAGCTCCGTCTGGGCGGTTAACAATTTTTCTTGTGCAGAGATGATCTTTTCAGCATCACCCTGTTCATAGGCTTCCTTATAGTTTGCTTTGGCTTGTTCCAAAGCAATGGAAGCACGGGACTTGATTTGCTGTACGAGTGCGCCTTCTCCGCGCTGGATCAGGGATTCGTACTGTTGGTTTTTGGCAGCAAGTTGCTGGGCAAAGCGAACGGCTTCTTCACGCATCTTCTCAGCGGCTTCCCGCTGACGCATGGCTTCATGCTGTTCGTACTTTAACTTATTGATTCTCTTGCGAACTTTCTCACTGTAGTCAGAAAGTTCTTCATCGTTTTCTTCTTCCTTCGCTTCCTGTTTGACAGGCTTCTTGGGAAGGTCATCGACGATTTCTAGCTCTACTTCCTCTTCGGGAGCAGATTGGGCTTCCTTCTCAGGAATTTGCAACGGGGCAGTGACCCCGAAGAATTTGTCCTCACGGGACATTTCTGAAGCTTCTACGCTCATACCTTCGCCACTCCTCGCGGGTCTTCAACGACAGCTTCGACTGAGTCATCGTTGATTAAACGGAACTCTTTCCCATGGACCTTGAAGCGGGTTCCCGAATAGGAACGCATCATGATCCAGTCCCCTTCTTTGCAGTAAGGGCCAGTAGGGAAACGATCAGTGGACTTGTAAGCATCCGGTCCCATCGCGATGACGAAACCAACGATGCTCCCAATCTCTTCAGCTTCAAGTGTTTGAGAAGCCTTAATGATTCCACCTTCCGTCTTCTCCTCAGGATTTGGGAGAGCAATGAGTAGCTTGTAACCCGTAGGTTTAGGCAATTGACTGGCGGTTTTCTCTTCCGACATTGTTTCCTCGCACCGGATTTAAACGCATGTCCGGAGTCATGACGCACTGCACAACGCAGCGAATTAACTAATTGCGTTTAATCATTATCTAAATTCTTACATAAATCAAGTAGTTCCCGCTCCGCGATAGCCAAACCGTGGATGATCCCACAGCAGCGTTTGTAGTCTGCAAAGTCGGTACAGGCTCCACCAGCAACGTGGTCAGCCATTTCGTTCATCTGTTGACGGATGGACTTACGAAGTGCCTCGTCCAGATTCGTTGTCGCGTTCTGCATTCAATAGCTCCCTTGCGATTTGAACACCCAGCTTGGCTCCTTCGACTTTGTCTTTCGACGCAATCTTCTTGGACTCCAGTTCCTGTCGCGTATTGGTTTCCGCGATCTGGACGCCCAACTTGGCTCCTTCGATACGCTCCTGACTCTTCTGGCGATCCTTCTCTGCCGCCAACCGGAGTTTGGTTTTCTCCATGTCGGCTTCGACCTTCGCCATGTCGGACTGAGCGCGTTGCTGGATTTCTTGTGCGCGAAGCTGGAGCTTCTGCATTTCCATCTGAAGAACAGGGTCTTGGGCTTCTTGCATTTGTTTCTGCATTTGAGCCTCGGCCTGTGCGCGTCCCAATACTTGTTCGGCAGCCGGAGCCACCAATTGGGCAATGCGGTATTCGATATCTTCTGGGAGCGGTTCGTCTGGGGGAGGCAGTTTGACTCCCAATTGCTTTTCAATTTGTTGCCGATAGGCAAACGCCAAGTGTTCCGCGACATGCGCCTGCATGGTTCCCTGCAACATCTGTGCTGCATCGGGTGCTTGCTGGAGCATTCCCTGTAAACGGGGATCTTGACCAAAGGACATGTGAACAGCGATATGGGCCTGATGGTCTTGATAAATAAAGGCTTTTACCGGTTTACCGTTCAACATGTTCATGTTCTCGGTGACCGGATCAGTCGGCGGTAATTCCTCTTCAGGCGGGATGACTTCATCAGCATCCGCAATACCTAAGGCATCCAACATCTGACGATGCAGGACTGGCATGTCATACAACTGCGGGGCTGATTGCGATAACTGCAATGCCGCTTGATATTTCATGATCCGCTGGGCCATGGTTCCCGCATTGGGATCTGAAACCGGAATGATATCGATGCGATCATC